GCTATGGGCATGGTTGCAGAACAACCAAAGGAGAAAAAAAATAATCTTCCACGTTTAAAAATGATACATTCTGGTATCATGGGAGAGAAAGTAGTAGACGGTGAAACTGCAAATGTAGAAGTTATAAAAGCAGGTTCTTATAGATTAGAGCTAACAAATGGTGAATACATATATAGTAATACAGTTACAATTAGACCTTTTGCACAGAGATTTATGTATAAAAGATGGATACAATATACAAATGTAAAAGAGGGAGACAAGAAAGGCGATTACTGTAAAACCGTTATGGCAGATAATTTAAACATAGACCTAAAAGATAACATGGGAGGTTTTAATTGTGGTAAACCCGCAGGATATATTCAAGACTTTAAAAGCTTACCCGAAGCAACACAAAAACTTATAAAAGAAATAAGAAGAGTACGTGTAGTATTAGGTCTAGTAACTTTAAATAATCCAATGGATGATA